AGCGCCGTCGTAATCAGCACAAGTTAACCCTCTACGAGTTAGCATTGTTTTAACGCCTCTTACAGTTTTGCCAATGTCATCTGCAATAGCTTCGACAGTTAAGTCTCCGATATTTTCGATGTCAGCTAAAGGATCTACTTTAGAAGAACCTTTAGTTTCTTTTTGCTTAGGAATAGCGTTAATATCGCCACTTCTAAGTAGGCTAAGAGCCTTTCCTCTGATAGAATTAACAGATTTGCCAAGAGCATCTGCAATTTCTTCAACAAATGATCCGCCGTTTACCATTGAGGTAAAGGTAGCTTCTTCTTCGGGAGAGTAAGTTCTGACTGATTCAGGTTTCTCAGCTGGTTTTACATGAGAAGTTAATTCCATAGAAAGAATTTTCCCTTGTATTGATTTAGCAGAAAATTCGCCGCCTTCAAAAGAAGATGCGATGTCTGCGTATGTGTAAGAACCGCTATTGTCGGTTACAAACTGAGATAGAGTGGCTTCTTGATCCTCAGAAAAAGTTCTGTGTGATACTGAAGAAGCAAGTTCTACATCATGCCCCATTTTTCTTAATTTGCTAGAAACTGATCTTGTTGAAGTTTCTAACTCATCAGCTGCGCTAGCAACTGTGGCTTGTGAGATTGGTGACTCACTGCCTACGAAATCAACTAATTGTTGAGTTCTTTCATCTGTCCATTTTGGTAATGCCATGTTATTGTCCTATTTGGTTTAAGTTGGTTATTATTTTAACACCCCTTTCTTGGGCTGTCCGTGTTTTTGCGGATTCGATCCCGCTTTCATTTACTAATATCGTTACATCCTTAGTTAAACTACTTTTAACAAGATAGCCCAGTTGTTCTAAATATTCTGTTGCTTGGGCTTTTGTCTTGTAGCTAGTTAGTTTTCCCGAAATACAAACTACTCCCGTAGTTTCAGTGGGTTGAGATACTTTTATTATCTGTATCCACTTGAAGGGAAGTCTTTCGTATCCGTCTACAAATTCGTCAAAATACCAGTCCATAAAATGTCCTGTTACTGCTGGACCGAGACCTGCTTCCTTGCATTTCTCTTCGGAAACCTCTGCCATGTTTTTAATGACACTACAGAGTTTCTTGGAAGCGGTTCGACCAAATAACTTAATAGAGAAAGCTGGTAATAAATCTACTAAGTCAGTAGCTTTACTGTTATGTATTTCTCTATGCAGTTTGACTGCTAGTTTCTCGGATTGTAAAGCCTCAATTAGTATTTCTAATGGAAGCTCGTATAGATCATACAAGTCTTGAATTTGTAATTTTTCTACTGTTTTAGGTCCGAGACCTTTTATTTTGAGAGTAGAAGCAAAGTGTTCGATTCTTTTACTAGTCTTACCACTGCATTGAGTGTTATGACAAAACAGTTGGTCTTTAACCCAAACTAAGTCGGTCATACATGACGGGCAACTTGTTGGCGGGACGATTTGTTTTATTTGTTTATCTCTCATTTCTATTTATATATTATAACAAAATTCAGGTTCCATGTCAAGATTTATTTTTTGGAAAGTCCTGAAGAATGAGGGAATCAATTTTGAAACACTCTGTGTGACCTCCAAACTTGAACATAGGCTCAAATTTATCGTGCTTATACATTTCATGTAGGTACTGTTCGTGTGCCCACACATTATAAAGAGTACTATTCCAGACTTTCTGAATACGAATATCGTATCCAGTAAAACCTCTACTACGCTTTATAATATGCCGCCAGTCTTTCCCACTAGCTATTCCGACCTTTATACATTCTCTCTTGAAAGTTCTCTTGTTAACTAATACTATGCCGTACATAACTCCTTCCCTGTCTTTTTCTTCAGGGTGGTTATCAAAATAAGTGTGATTGTACTTGCCAATACTAGGCAACTAGACTCTCCGAACTATACGAGGTATGATTTCTCCACTTCGTATAACTTCTACTCTGCAACCTATTTCTAAGTCTAAGTCAGTAATATAACGCATATTATGTAAAGTTGCTTTACTAATCATTGCGCCATCAATTTCTACGGGTTCTAACATTGCTACTGGAGCTACTACTCCAGATTTTCCTACATTCCAGACAACATCAGTTAGAGTAGTCTCAACTCCTGCTTGTATTTGTTTGAGAGCGTATGCTCCTCTTGGGTGATGTGAGGTGTAACCTCTAGTCTCGAACTCTTTGTGATTGTCTATGCGAAATACAAGTCCGTCATCTGGGTACTGAGTCCAATTACTCATTGAAGCAGTACAAAAGAACGAGTCTTGTAAAAATAACATATCTTCAGACCATAATCTATTCCAACTATTTTGTAAGCCATAAGCTATGAAACGGAGTTGTCTTTCTTTAAATTCATCTGTTGATTTTAGGTTGAGTGCACCCGCAGCATAGTTGCGAGCATTTTTGATAGTCTTAGGGGCAACGACTTCGCCTGTAACTTGAACAATGTTCTGAACATCCATACCATCAAAGTTTAGATGTGGTGGAACTAAGGTAGACATATGGTCTGTTATATCCAAACCACGCTTACCATCTCCTCTTGTTAACGCACGAAGTAGTTGTCCTTCGACATATAATAATGACACAGCAGCTCCATCTAACTTGGGTGTTACAAGGACTGAGCCCTTGTAATTGTTGAACGGATCTTTTGTGCCAATCTCATTTGAAAAAACTTTCTGCAACGAGTACATCTGATGTAGATGAGGTATTCGATTACTGTTAGATGAAAATCCTACTTCATCATAACCCGAAATCTCTACTAGCTTATCAAAAGCTGTGTCCGACATGGTAGGATTACCATTATAATAGTCGGTTGACGCTTGTTGTAATATTGCTTTTAAATTTTTCATTTGTATATTATACTATTTTTTTGAAGCCGTGTCAAGAATTATTTTCAGGGTAGGTATATTTGATCTAAGACATCTTTGAAGTGAGACTCCAATATGTCCTTAGCCTCAGCTAACGATAATATTTCTACTAGTCCTTCAAATAATCCTCTCGAATTTTCAAAATCCAGCTTCATTGCTACCCCATCTTTGGAAGGCTTGAAGTCGCCATCAAAGTCAAGGTAATATTTTCTTAGATGTAAGTACTCAATGTCTCGAAAAGTATTGATTGTCAACTTAATCTGTTCTGTACCTGTATCATTTTCCGAAATAATTTTTTCATACATCTCGGGTGCTTCATGTAAATTCATCGCTTGTTCCTCAGTATTGAACTAAGGGGTTGAATATTAGTTACATTAGCAGGTATCAACAGACGATAAGAGTCTGTATCCCAACAAAATAATAAAACCGAATCCGCAGTTTCTTTGGCTCGATTCTTCTTACTCTGTATATACTTATTGTCAAAGTCTAATGTGCAAACATTATACTTTAGTTTTCGTGAGTTTGTACTTCTGTATGTTATAACTGCGTCTCCGCAGTTAGTTACTGTTCTGATGAACTCAGATTTTTTCACTATGATACTCCATTACTATTAAGAAAACTCTTTCTCTTTAGTAATGGACAGTATCGTTATTTTTTTAACTTATTTTGTTATTGCGTTGATAACACCTGCGAAGTAAACTGATGCTTTACCTGTCAATTTGTCAATGATGTCGTCATCAATGTCTTGACCAGCGTCACTCAATGCATCTTTCAATGACTGAGCTGCGTCTGCTTTACTTACTCTAGTACTACCGCCACCTGAGGCTTTGGCTGTACCAGTTGCAGGAGTTTTCTTAACATACACGCCAGCTTTAGTAAGAATCATTCTGACACCATTTGGGCTTTCGCCTAGTTCGTCAGCAATGTCTTTTACAATCTCCATACTTGTTTCTGGAGTTGCCTCTGCTTCTGTGTACATCTCAACGGCTTGAGCTTTGGATTCGTCTGTCCATGCCATGCGCCTTCTCCTTTTTGTACCTCGATATCCTGCACAAGTGCCGAACTTATCGAGTTGTTGTTGATAAAATCTATCTCCCATATATAAATATTATACAGAAAAATAGACGCTAAGTCAAGAACTATTTTTTAGTTCCTTAACTGTCTAGGCTAGTAATGAATTCAAGTTTCTCCTTAGCATTTGCGCCTTTCTCTACTTGTTCATTTATAGCCGCAACTATATCTGAATGTTCACCAATCCCTGTAGGATTGCGTAAATATACAGCAATATTTGCATTGGCTTCAGCTAGTTCTCCAGTGTATTTGGCAACTAAAGCTCTTTTTAATGTTTCTTTCATTTTTGTCTCCCTAATATACCATTAACATAAGCTATAACCCATTTTTTACGCAGTCTATCTGAAAAAGCGACTTGCCATACAAATGGTGTCATTACTAATAATGGTACTACATACACTACAAAGTGTATATATTTGTATTTAGTTATAATTGATCCTTTCGGACTATTACTAATCATGCGCATACTAATGGGGTATGTTCTCCATACTAGCATAAGCCATGTAGTTAACCAGAGAGACAGTATTACTGTCCATGGTTCCATGCGTTATTCTCCTTATATTTCCGCGCCGTACTTTTCTAAGTGATTTAAACTGCCCAAATCACAAGCTAGTTGGTGAGAATAAAACCCACCAATTTTTTGAAAGCCAAAGTAAGGACTTTCAAAGTTTGTTAATTCTATTACATAAATCAAATAACATTTACTTCCATACTTCTCAAAGTTATGGCTAGTTATTTGTTCTCTTTTAATTATTGCTGGTAAGTCGTATCTTGCACACCAGACTTTTTCGCCTGGCTCAAAAGTTTCAGCCACACATTCTTCGGGCAAAAACCCTATCTTGTGTTTCATACCCTGTTCTGTTTTTGGTCTTTTTAATGGAACACCTGTTCTGTTAATTATATTTTTAACAAAAGTAGAACTACGATACATACCTTGTGCAATTTCTGATACAGGTTGTTCGTTTAAATACGACTCTATTACTTGCTTTATTTCCGCATCAGTTGCTTTTGTTCCTTTTAGTTGAGCTTTTCGTGTAGCTCTGTGAGTCATGGTATCATTAAAATCTTCTAGAATTCTACTTAGTCTAGTAGTATTGTATGATATGTTGAGCATTTCACAGGCTTCTTTCTTAGTTACAGGCGGTATAGCAGACAGAGCATCAGATACTCGCTGTATATTATCATAGTCTAGCTTTTCTTGTTTTTTCTTTCTGATTGCCACTAGTCTGTACCTTCCTGCATATGATCTTCAAACTCTTTAGCCTCTTGTTCTCTTATACGAATATCTTTGTCTGCCATTTGTCCGAGTAATATTATTGCGTAATGTATAACTTTGTATAAGTCTTTTTCATTTCTACCTTCTTTCTTTCCGAATCTCTGTGCATATTTGAGTATATTTCCAATACAGAAACCTTCTCCATGTCCAGAGTCAAATGTAACTTCAGTTGTCTGAATTTTCCCTTGTCCGTAATGCTCATTATAAGTACTATCTATGTAGTACTTAAGTCTAGTAAGAATTACATCTTCATTGAATTTGTGTTCTATTGCCATTTGTCTTTTATCTTCCTCGACATTTCAAACCATGTGTCTGATGTTATTAAAAAGTTTATTGCATAAAACCAACAGACTATAGGGAATGTATACTTAAATGCAAAAAATGGTATTAAAAATATTGTCATAAATACATCTATCATGAGTTTACCCTCATTACCCAGTTCTCTGCGGCATCCTCTGCCCAGTGTTCATTGTGTCCGTAATGAGTTACGTCTTTAACCCACATTTTGCCTTCAAAGTGTCTTGTAACGAATACGCCATCTTGATCTAACCATACTTGACACTTCCTGCCTTCATGCATATAGTCAGATAAAAGAGTATCTAATATTCTCATCATTATATGTCTCCTTCTTTTCTTACTTCGCTACGAATTGCTTCGAAGCCATTAGGGTATCTACTCTCTAGCTTTCTAATATTTTCATTCATTACTTCTTGTGGAGTGTACCCTAGTGCTGTGCAGCCTTGAATCCAGTACCATAGTACATCGCCAAGCTCGCGCTTTAAGTGAAATCTTTCACCCTCGTTATAAGGTTTGCCTTGAAATATAATCTTCTTGATTATTTCGGAGAACTCTCCTGATTCGGCTTGCATACCTATGGATGCTGTAAGCAGTTGAGACCACTCGGTCTCTGTTTCTACACCTAGTTTTACTAGTTTCTCAGCCATTTTAAGCGTACTTAGGCTTTCTGCTGATGTAGTGCTGACTACGAATTTTGCGTAATCATTAAAATTTGTTTCTTTTGGTTGTCTGTCGTACATTTCTATCCTGTTAATGTGTTAAATTTCGTGATGAATACCACTTGGCTAACCAAGTGTCTATACTTTCCCGAGTCATGTTGCTAGGAAAGTACACTGATATATAGGGTTTATCTTGTAATACGACTCTCATAGTCCGCATAGTCCTCGTTCCACCAATGTGGTTTATCTCTATATTTCCAGCTAGCGAAAGTTGCTTTGTCAAGATGGTAATAATCTCTGTACGATTGTATAGGATTATCATAGTCTTTTAGTTCGTCTGGCATTGCCAAACCAAACTCTGTAAAGCCTACTCTCTGCATATTAACTGGCTCAGGTAATTTATTTACTACTTGATGGATAGATTTGTGTTCCTTACCATATCTGTATCTATACTCATCATTCAATGCATTGCCATAGCAATGTGTCCACTCATGGTTGTCTAGTGATGAACGCGCCCATATAGTACATGGGTGATTATACATCATTGGTAGATATGGTGTGATAGGTCGTTCTTCTGGCTTTAGATGTTTTATCTTTGCTTTTTCTTCGTTAAGTACATCTCTTTCTTCTTTGTTCAAAGCTCTAGGAACAAACCCTAAGAATTGGTCAATCCATATACTTGTGCATAGGATTTGTGCAACTTCTAGTGGCATCTTTACAATGTGTTTGTCCACATGGTACTCTGCACATCTATCTAAATTTTTGTCTAAATAAAATAAATTCATAATGTATTATACTAAAATTTAAGGGCTATGTCAAGTATTATTTTTTGCTTCTTCTAAGAAGTTCCTTTTTCGGAAGAATATTGAAAGACTGAATCTATAACTTGGAGCTACATGTGAAGCAGGTCTTATTGAATGGGGGATTTGCCCATCAAACACTACTGCTGAGTTTGGCTCATACAAAGCTGTGCCTACGCAATGTGTCATTGAATCGTCGTAAAAGATAGTTTCGCCATAATATTCTTTTTTCCATTCTGGATTTATATAATATGTTATGACTGTGGATTCCCCATGAGTATGAGGGAACTGGATTGAAGAAGGTGTAGCTAAGTTTATTACTGCTTTATCAAAAGCTAAGTTTTTTACTAAGTCTTTCATGGGAGTATTTTGTATACCCGCCATAAAATCTAAACCTCTCCAATCTGCTCTATTTATGTCGGAGTGTAGACAAGGATATTGTCTATGCTCGAATGTTGATGAATCTCCCCACCCTATTTGATAAGACGCATTGACAGCGTGCATATAGATTTGTTCTCGGTGGTTCTCTGTTAAAACATTATGAAATATCTCAATCATTGACTAGTTCAGCGAACTCTGTGTATCCGCCAATGCTTTTGTTGTCAACGACTATCTGAGGGAATGTTTTAGCATTAGGAAATTGCCCCATGAGGTCTTCCATTCCAAAGTCTATACCTAACTTTTTAACTGTTATGTTTAGTCCTTTCATTGTTGCTAGTGATACTGCTTTTTCACAAAAAATACAGTTATCTTTACTATATACTATTACATCCATTCTCTTTACCGTTTTATTTACTATTAATTTTGTCTTTTGCTGTTCCTGCGTATAGTCCAAACCAAGCTGCGCCTGCTCCGACTACAATAGAAATCAACCCTGACTGTTCAAATGAAGGCTCGGGTAAATCCATAAACCAAAAAGTAGTATAATATAATAAATACATATACACACTTAAAAATGCTCTAGGGAATATACGCCATGCGTCAATCATCTGAGAAAACCATATCCATTTTTGCCATGGATTGTCTGGCTCTCTTTCGTTCTCCATTTCCATTATTGTTTGTTTTAGTTCCCCTATTTCAGAAACCATTGCCATGAATTTATTCAGGTCTATTTCAACCTCGTTTCGGCTCATGTCGCCTTGAAATTGTTCGCTAGGTTGTGCCATGCTCCATTTTCTCCAATCTCTCACGAAGGAGTATTAACTCATCTTCGTAGCTTTGCCATAGTGAAGCACTCTTAGTCGCCTTTTGGTTCGTTTCGAGTACTTTTATAGCTATTTTTAGATTATTAAGTTTAGGACTCATTGAGAATATCTTTTATCCACTTATTCTCTATTGAATCTATATCTAAGGGTGTTGTGTCGGAGGATATCACTTTTATTGGGTTACTTGTTACATCAACTACTGTATTATTAGTTAGTTCATAAATTTCGTCTACCCACTCTCCCACATCTCTGTCATCTAGTTGAACTACTAGTTCTACTCTATGTATTTGTGTTTTGTCTGCCATTTTGTTCCTGTTGTAAATCAGCAATTTTTACATATGCTCGGTACTTAGCTTCGTTTTCTACTGCTACCATACTTTGCAACTGCATAATGCTTTGTCTTAATTTGTTAATTTCTTTCTGTTGTTCACAGCAAATCTCTCTAAGTTCTTCTTCTAATGTATCATTAGTGAACTGCTTTTTTAAGGTCATAATATATCTTCATATCCTACTGTGTAGTAGACTGTAAGTTCTTCTCCTATTTCTATTGGTCTTACAGTATACAACTCTCTTTGTTGTCCATTATGATAGTGTATATTTGTATTTATAAAACAATTAGGATTTGAACTGTGATTAATAAATCCTCCAAGTGGCGTTCTTATCCAGTTCCACCTATTTGTTTCCCAAATATGTGTTTCTCCTAAATATATGCCCGCCTTTAAAGGTTCGAGGGTGTGTAAGCCTAACCCATTGATTTCGCTAGGCTTTATAGTTAATCCGTCTGTGAGTGGACGATAATGTCCTTCTCTAAATTTGATTCCTTTATTAATTTCTTTTCCTTTAATAATGTAAATGCTTCAGCTATATACTCATCAATGGTAATCTCTCTTTCAGCAGCGTGAGAGCACATTGCATCCCACATATCTTGCCCTATCTTATAGGACTTGCCTTCAAAGTTAATTTCCACTGAATAAGTCAGCCTCTGCTTGTCGTCTTCTAGTAAGTCCTTCTAAGACTTTACCACCTGCTTTGTTCCAACGCATAATCTGTGCTGGTACTCCATCAAATTCTCCTTGATTTAATACTTTAAGAAGTGTACTTGCTTTTAAGTTGCCGCCTCCTAAGTTATAAACCCATGATACCATAGCATCATATTGATTTTGATTTAACTCAACAGTAACCATGTTATTAATATAACCTTCGTACTCGTTTAGTTCTTCTACTAGCATTTCTTCTGCTTGTTCTTGGGTTATTGTATCACCCATTTGCACACCTTTGATATGTCCGTACCCTATTGTTGGTACACCAGCTGCACATTTATATGCCTCTAGTTCACACCCTTCAAAGTGTTTTATTAATTCTATTCCTTTTGTTCCTGTTTTCATAGTTTGTCCGTGTAGAAACTTTCGCCACAGCCACAGCGTCCACTTTCTAATTTCTCGTTCTGAATTACAAATTCTTCTTGTACTCCGTGTACTTCCCACTCTAGTGTGGCATCTTGTAGATAACTATTACTTAGTGCATCTACGGCTATTATGTTGTGGTATACCACATCAGTTAAATCATGATTCTCGGCATAAGTTAACTCATATGTATATCCTCCACATCCGCCTCCTTTGATTGAAAGGCGAATGCCCCAAGCGTCGCTTGAGGCAATTCGTTGTTTTAACTTGTCTAAGGCTAAATCTGTTATTGTCATAATATTGGTAACATGGCGACCCACATATATCCTATCATAAATCCTAACATAATCAATACCTCACAAGTGTGTCCGTCAGGACAGTATTTTGCTTTAATGTCTTGAAACGCTTGCACACTGGCATAACGATTCAAGAATCGTTTTGCTTGTTGCATTTCGTTCTCCTAGCCTATATTAATCGTCTTAGGCTTCTCTGCATCAGGTGTATTTACCTGTAGATTAATTACTAATAAACCATTTTTAAAACCTGCGTCGGCTACTTCTACCCAATCGCCTAGCGTAAAGATTCTACTAAAGGTTTTACCACTTAATCCCTTATGGATGTAGCGTTCCTCATCAGAATCTAACTCTTGTTTTTCATTACTTTCGATAGTAAGTTTA